ACCCGTAACGTCAAGCGTTCCAGGAATGTCAACGTTACTTGTAAATTCAACCTCAGTTCCACCTGCATCGGTCTGCAGTAGTTGACGTGCAGTGCCGTTGGCAAGCTTGCTAACAGCAATTTCTGCGGTAGCGCTGATGTCTGCATTGGCAATCGTGCCATTTGCAATCATCGTGCTAGTGACAGTCCCCGTATCACCTGTGCTGACCAAGGTGCCGGTGACATTAGGCAGTGACAAAGTTCTGTCAGCCGTAGGGTCAACAACTGTCAGCGTCGTTTCGTAGTCGTCAGCAGTGCTTCCCTCAAAAACGATTGCAACACCATCGCCTAATTCAAGATTTCCGGTCAGCGTGCCACCGGTACTTTGCAGCTTTTCAGAATCAAGTTCTTGCAGTGCTGCCTGCACGTCAGTTGCAGAAATATTGCCTGCAGGAGTGACGCTAATGTTTGCAGCGGTTTGACCTGCAATAGCGTTTGAAACGTCAACCAAACTAAAGGTTGCGCCCGAACCAAGCGACACCAACATGTCTGGTGGTGCAAGTGCAACAGCAGGTGCTGCACCAGATCCTGTACCGCTCTGCGATACAACTACGTAATAATTGAGGTTGCTAACTGCAGGCGATGGCAATGCAGAGCTTGCTGTAAAACCAGCAGCACTACCAGCAGTCGTAACGCTTTCAAGCAAATTAGTGCTTGCGTCGTACGTTCCAGCAAGAATCAGATTCCCGCTGATAACCGTGATCGGCACAAACGAGTTGCCGGTAAACACGTAAAGATCTTCGTTCTTCTCGTCATAGAAGAATTGGCCCTTAAAATCTGCAGCCGGGAAGGTAACGATATTGTCAGTAGCTCCCGCACCGCCAAACTTTGTCACCGAATTGTCGGCAAGCTTTGTTGCAGTAACCGAATCGTTTGCAAGCAACGAACTACCAAAAGTGCCACTCGTAATCTTTGAAGCGGACAAATTCGGGATGTCGGCCTCTGCAAGAGTGTCACCAGCAGTAACATGCCCCTGAGCATCAACAGTCAGTTTGGTATAAGTGCCCGTGCCAACGCTATTGCTGTGATTCAGGTTTCCGCTGACATCAACGGATAGGCCCGTTCCAGGGATTACTGCACCTGCAGCGGATGAAGTAGCTACAGGAAGATCGCCACTTGCAATTGCGCGACCACCTGTAATCAGACCTTTCGCGCTGTAGGTGACAATGTGGTGCGTTGCACTGGCTGTAACATCGTTATCAACTTCAATGGTGTTGGAGTCCATGCGGAGTCCTTCACCGTTGACAATCACACCGCCTTTGGCAGTTGTTGTGGCAACAGGAAGGTCACTACCGTCAATGGTTCTATATGCAACCGCACCACCTGCGCTGGTCGGGCCAGCAAGAAATTGATTGGCAGCAGACGTATTATTAACGCTTGCGGAAATCTCAACGCTGTCACCAGTTGTAGTAACAACAATGTCAACAACACCAACGGTGTTACCCGTGACGGCATTGATGGAACCTGCACCTTTTAAATTTTGCCAAGCACTGCCGTCCCAGCAATAAAGCTTGTTGTCGTCAGTGTCTAATGCAAGCTGACCGGTAAATGCACCGCTTGCCGGGAGAGTGGTAACAAGGTCAACGCTCGACTCATCTGCAAGCTTTGCTGCAGTGACAGCGTCATCCGCAAGCTTGACAGTTGTAACTGCCCCATCTGCAAGGTCAGCAGTAACAATGTCACCTGCGGCAAATAAAATTTTCGCGCCAGGGATCGTGTCGTCACTGATCAGCGTGACGCCATTTGCGATCAAATCACCGATAGTAAGCTTTTTGGTTTCGCTGGCGCTGTCGTCTACAACTGCGACCAGATCGCCAGAAGCAAGGTTTGCACCGGCCAGCGCATTAAGCTGACTGATCTTAAGGTCGGCCATTTGCGCTCAATCCCCCTGTGGGTTACTGGTCAGTCTCTAACAGAAGTTTAGCCGCAGCATCTTGGTCCAAGAGTATGTCGTCTGAGTTTTCCTGTAGCACAGCATTTTTAGGTTCGACTGTCATTCGGATCTGTATGTCTCCCGTCGTAATAAAATTTGCAGTCATTTGAATTGCGGTTGACGGTGAAAATTGCACAGCGCAATTCGTCAACATACCTGTAAATTCATACCAAATTTCATCGTTATCTCGCGCGGCTACTCCGCTTGGGTTATAACCGTTCGTCTTGATGTAAAATTTTGCCTTGAATTGACTTCCAACCTTAGTGCGCAAGGCCAACTCCAACAAATAATGCGGGAGTTCATCAGTGGTGCTTCCTGTGTACTCCCAAAAACAAGACATCTGACCAGAGCCAGACATCAACGTATTGATACGACTACGAAATTCATCAGACAAAACGGTTGTGTCAACAGTTTCCCGCTCAGTATTCAACTCATAGCTGTTGACTTGACCCAGCAGTCGATAGCTGGCGTTTTCAACGACAACACTAATTGGGATGTCATCACTAGGTACAGCCAAAGCAGTTGCATTTACCGACCCGCCATTTACTGCATTGGCAAACGAGTCATATAAACGAATCCCATCCAACTCATCAACGTAAATAAATTTCTTTACGCTGCTATCTGTATACCCAGAAATGAAATCAAGTGCGCTGCCGTCAGTGCTACTAATTTCAATTTGATCTCCGGTTAACAATTGGCCATGCTCAAAATCAAAGCTAAAACGCTTGGATAAAGAGTTTACATCGCTCGTATTAATAATGGAGGCCAGCGCCCCACCATCGAATTGCCTCTGCAACTCGACTTCACCGAAAGTGCCTAAGTAAACGCTCATGAGATTGTTGCTGCAGACAACGCACCAGTGGCAACAAACGAAATATCTGCGCGGACAATATCGCCAGTGCTTGCGCCCATGCTTGCGCTTGTTATGTAAGCCGTGAGTTTGATGTCGTTATTGTCCGTCCCGTCGACCCAGCGGAAAGTAAGCTCAACGGTATCGGACGAGCTAACTCCATCTGTTCCTGTTTTGATTAGCTTGTTCAATAAATTAGTTGTGTTGATCGAGCCAGCATCGTCTTTGTAGTAAAGCAGACTTGCATTTCCTGAATAACCAAGAACCCCAGGGCTGTAGCTGCGAACGCTTTCGCCAAGTGTTGTCGTCTCAAGCGTTTCCAAACTGGATTGGAACGCAAAATTTACTACCTTGGCAAGGGTGACTCCGCCAAGCTGCATGACGCCATCTCTACCCGAGTAAATCTTGGCCATCAGAGCACACCAACCAAATTAACTGTAACAGTGCTGATCCCTGGTCGAACTTGGGAAACCTGTGGCGGACCTTCATAGCGGTAACGGGCACCAGATATTCCGGCGCCTAATGCGTCAGTATTACCCTCCCAGCCTGCTTTTGCTCTGTCGTTTTGGTTGACTGAGGCAACATCAAAAGTATCATAAGTCCCCTTCATCTCGTCATAATGGTCAAGAAAAAGTTCTGCGTTGCTGTCTGAAATATTGGCATAGCTAAGCGATAGCTTCATGTTTGTACGGTTGCTGCCGTACAGAATGCGCACTTCAGCGCCGTTCTGCGCTTGGTACTTCTTAACCGGGTAATCACCAGAGTCGAAAGTACGACTTGTGGGCTCTAGGGTCGGAAATGCCATCAGAGGGGAAGCACCTCCTTAAACGCTGCATCATTCGTAATCAGTTTAGCGATTTCACTGCGTTGGCCTGAATCGCATGGATACTCGGAAGCAGTGATGCTTACTGTCATATCCTCGTTTAATGTCAGCTGCTCCACCAAATAAATGTTTTGGGCATTGGTCGATTCCTGGATCGTAAAGACGCTGTTGAAAAATGTCGAGTCGCTTACGGCTTCATTGCTTACCTGCATTTGCCCGGACTGCACGTCATCGGAACCAGTCTTGTAGTAAATCACGTTGTATGTTCCATCAGGAATGCTTGTTACGCTTGTGATCGCTCCAGTGCTGTTTACTGTTCCGTTTTTCGCTGCACTGTAAGGAGAGGCTTCGGTAATGACTTTAATGTAATCTCCAGGCGCAAGGTTTAGCCCACTTGCAGCAGTTGAAAATTTGATGCTATGAGAAATCAAGTTTCGTACAGCAATAAAGTAACGGGCCACCATTACTGCATGATGTTCGGTTGTGCAGAACTGAGTCAAATCGAAAGATTCGATTGCAAGTGTTTCGACATTTGACTCTGCCAAGCAAAGCTGCACTGTCTTCTCTTCTGGTAATTTGTTTCGGCGTTCTAGGCGATAACGAACAGAAGCGACAAAAGACCTCAAGTCTTCCGCTTCAAGATATTCAAGCTCAAACGTATCTTCAAGAATGTTCCCCGAAGTGAAAATTTGCTTGATCTGCACGGGGCTTGTGCTTATCTCGCCTTCAAAATTAGTAGGAACAGCAGGAACCAAACCAAACTTGCCGTTTTTGATTACAAAATTACAGAGAAAGTTGGGTGCATTACTGCTAATAAAATCGCGCAAGTTTACTTTTTCTGTAATCGCTCCATTGCAGAAGAGCTTGTTTGAGCGGAGAAAACGTGAAGCGTGCTGAAAACTCTCGACGTCAATTAGATTAGGGTTATTGGCGTTCATATTCAAAACCGTTCCAGCGCCCGCCGTGAAATTTGTCAGCAGGAAATAGACAAGGTCCGTAAATAGGTTGCTAGGCCCTTCCGTAGGAGTTTCAGAAGCACTAACGTCTTGATAAGTGCTTGTGTCGGGATGCAACCGGCGAACTTGAACACCACGCGGTAGCCACACACGTACTTGGTCTAGGCGTGAAAACTCACGGCTTGCTCGAAGCACTAGACCTGCAGTGGTCAATCTCTGGTAGTCAATTGGTTGCTCATTTTCAACAAATTCATTGACGTAAACAATACGATGCTCAGGATCTGATTCGCATGATTTAGCAACTTGGCCCGTGTAATGCGTAAGCTCTGCGTATTGTGTCTGCTCTTCAAATCTGCGGCCGTAAGCTTCAAATTCAGTGAAAATGATACTTTCGCCCATTGATAAAACTTGATACCTAGCTCCAACCCTGCTATATCCATAGGCCACATAATTATCAAGCGTTACACTGACTTCATCGTCAAAAGTTTCACCGGCGCTCCAGCCGACGTCTGTACCGCTTTCTTTGACACGAATTTCCGGTGTTGACCAAAACTTAGTTAGACCCGACCAATGGCTGTAATCGCGATAAATGTAAGCCTCCATCTCAATTTTAATCTGCTTACCTGAAGGCGAGAAAAGCACACGATCCACGACTTGGCGATCGTTATCGTTGCGTTTTTCAGGATTACCAAAAACTGCAAATCGATAACCTTGAGAGCGGCCGCGAACATCAACAGAACTTTGAACGCCGTTGACACGCAGCAAAAAGCCAGAATACAGTAAATTGCCTGGCTCAGAACGATTTACAGCCCATGGATTTGTGCTTGGGTAGTTTGAAGTGCTAGTGCCTTCACCGGTGCTGCCTGCACCTCGTTTAATAATGAAAGTCTCAAACGAGTTGAAACCGGGAGAACTGCTTTCTACGTCAATAGTGTCAACGCTCCAGAGATATTGTTGCCCCGTTGAGCGAGCATAATGATCGTCAGGCAGGCGCAGTTTGACACAGTTATACCTTAAGCGAACAAAACGATCGTTGGATAGGATCTCTTTACGAACAAAACTTTGACGCCCGTTTTCACCAACACCGGAAGAATCTGGGTTGCCAAACGCAGCAAAAGTGAACGCTCCCATGCGTCCAATCGTGGAATTAGTTGGGTCGGAAACAAAGCCGAGGTTTTCAACGCTAGTTACAAACGTTGAGCTGTCCGGCTGGTTGTCCGGCAATAGAGTTTTAACCCCAACTGCAGTTGGATAAAGCGCAGTACGTGTTGTCCTTCTTTCATCAACGTTTTGGTAAAACTCTTTATTTCTTGTAAGCTCGTCTTTTAGACGCTCTCTGCCTTGCGCAAGAACTCGGAACGTACCGTAAGAACCCACGGAAACGCTTATGCTGTAAGTGTTTTTACTTCCAGCGTCTAATTGAATAACACGTTGTTCACCCGACATATTACGTAATTCAGCAGCTGTTCTTGGTACAATTCTGTACTCAAATTCTGCAGGCGCATTGGGGTGGTAAAAGCGAATAAAGTTGTATTGAGTAACAGGTCTGTTGCCGGTAACGGCGAACAGCAGACCAAGCGGAGCAAAATTAAACTCAGCCCCATTACTGTCCAATCCAGCACGACGTACATAAACAGCAAAATAAGATGAACGCGCTACATAAGAACTAATCGTTCCAGATGTAACGCTTACTAAATTATCATCAGCGTCTTCAAGCTCATCAGGAGATAGCAAGCTTTGGAAATTGCAAAGTCCATTTAGCTGTTGGTAAACGGTACTTGCAATGCCAATTTCTGTAACGTCGCAACGACGGTTATTCCTAATAGTTGCTCGGGAGATTTTTGTTAGCGCGTAAAAACCTGCGCCTACACCAGCCAAATCATCATTTACATACCCATTGGGAGGATTTACTACAGTGTTTTCTTTAACAATGCCAATCCGTTTGAACAGTGCGTCCTCAGTGCTAGTGCATTTCAGCCTTATGCGCTGACTGCGTCCATCGGCTGGGATGAAAAGGTCTATCTCACGGCCAATTACCTGCCACACAGTTGCACCAATTGAGTACAACTCACCAATCTGCATCTCATCGTCGACTGCAATTTGTTGCGACTCGATTTCGCTGTTTATGTCTTCAACTGTAGCTTTATTTTCATAAAAATCTGATGGTATTTTAGTGTTGCTGATCAAAAAGTCAATCTCATC